TGTAAAATAATAGCTATTACAAAAGATCCAAAAGACATGTCTGAGATAGAGTTGTCCAATCAGATTTTAGAAAAATTAAGTTAGAGGAGTGTAGAATGGAAAAAAAATTATTATCAACTATCTTGAAAGAAAGAAAATCTTTTGAAACGTTGGAGCGATTAAGTGTAGCCGATTCATTCAGCGACCCTGGTAAATATTTATATGGTTTAGTAAAAGAATTTTATGAGAGAGACAGTAAAGCAATGTCGATAGACGTTGACATATTAGAGTCTCGTATAGAGCGTGAGCTGCCTAAACAATTTACACTTTATAAAAATATATTATTATCATTGCAGGGAACTTCTTCATCTACCAACCTGCTTGAGGAAGTCGTTATCTTGAAGAAAGAATCAATAGCGAGAGATTTATCATCAACGCTCTTGACTCCTACCAGAAGTGGTGTTCTTGAGCTTATGGAAAGGTACAAATCTGTTGATGACGCTATTCGTGAGTCTTCAGACAATGACGGCTCTTTGATGATATCTACAAATGTTGGGGAACTTATTGAAGACATATCTTCTAAAAATAAGATTGAACTTTTTCCAAGCTCCTTGCAGGAAGCCACTGGCGGTGCAATGCGCGGTAATAATATTCTTGTATTTGCTAGACCAGAGGTTGGTAAGTCTTTGTTTATTATAAACTTATGTGCGGGATTCTTAAAGTCTGGATTGAAAGTTTTATTTATAGAAAATGAAGATCCTGCTAAATCTACAATGTCAAGAATTATTTGCAGGTTAGCTGAGAAATCTATTTATGAAGTTAGCAAAAATCCAAATGTGACAGAATCTCACATCAAAAAATTAGGTTACGATAATTTAATTCTAAAGTCTATGTCACCAGGAACTTTCAGGGAAATGCAAGGTCTAATCGATGACCATCATCCTGATGTAATCATCATAAATCAGCTACGCAATATCTGGGTTGGCAAAGAATCTCGTGTCGAGCAAATGGAAATAGCTGCTACACAAGCTCGTAATCTAGCTAAGAAAAATGACATTTTAGTTGTTGGCGTGACTCAAGCGGGGGATTCAGGAACTAATAAGCTTAGGCTTGAGATGAATGATATCGACTTCTCGAATACAGGTATGCCCGCACAGATGGATTTAATTATTGGATTGGGAATGAATCAAGAGTTCGAGAATAAGAGTTGGCGAATGATTAGCTTGCCTAAGAATAAGCTTAGTGGTCAGCACACATTCTTTCCAGTAATTGTAGATACTAAAACTAACTTAGTAACTAGTATATTATAATATATATATATATTATTATATATTATTATATATATATATATAATACATTTATAATATTAAAAAGGAACTAAACCATGAACAAAGAAACTTTGAACACCACTTTACTTGGTATCTACTTAGTGACTTGCTCTTTAATTTTAGCTCACAGCTTGGGTAAAATAGATTTAGATATTATAGTTCAGCCCTGCCAAGTGCACGAATCTGAGTTGCAAATAATATCGACATGAGTGGCATTAGCGTCCCTGACTTTGTGTCTAACCCTGAGCCTGATGTATTTCTGGGCCAGGATTATTTAGTCATAGACTTTGAGACCACTAATTTAGAAAAAGGAGATCCGATTAATGAAGATAATAAAATCGTCCTGCTTGCTTGGAAAAAGAAAGATAAAAAATGCGTGGTATGCGAGCCTACAGCAAAGAATGTTGAGCGACTCTTGCGAGAAGTCTCAAGCAGCAAGTTCATCATCGCACACAATGCCAAATTCGAGTGCGGTTGGCTTAAGAGACTTGGAGTTGACTTATCAACAGTCATCACGTTTTGTACGCAAGTTGCTGAGTATACCTTGCGGTCAAACAGGCGAGGCTCGGTCAGTCTTGCAGCGTCACTGGCAAGGCGTAACCTAGGAGGTAAAGATAAATTTATATCGGCAATGATGAAGTCAGGTATTTGCCCATCGGAAATGCCTAGCTTTTGGCTTAAAAAATATGCTAGCATCGATGTTGAGCAATGCGAGAAGTTATATTTATCACAAATTAAAAAATTATTTGAGGAAAATTTGGAAAAAGTGTTTTACACAAAGTGCTTGCAGGTTCCAGTCTTAGCAGACATTGAATTTAACGGCATGTTCTTAGACCATGACAAAGTGAGGATTATTTATGAAGAAAAAACAACAGAGCTTAAGAGAGTTGAAGCACAGCTTGACGAAATCACTGGAGGACTCAACCCAAGATCAAACAAGCAGATGTCAGGATTTCTCTATGATGGACTTGGCTTCAATGAACCTGTCGATTATCGAGGCGAAATTGTCCGAACGCCAAAGGGTGAGAGATCTGCATCATCAGCAGCAATCGGACTCTTAAAGCCTAAAACTAAAGAGCAAAAAGCGTTTCTTGAAATTAAACAAAAGCAAAGCAAACTCAACGCCCAAGTTACTAAATCATTGGAGAAGTTTATGCAGTGCTGCGATGAAGGAAATAGCGTCTTACATGCGTCTATCAATCAATGTATTACCGCTACAGGTAGGTATAGCTCCACTGGTAAAAACTATTCTTGCCAGTTTCAAAATATCGAGCGTGGCTTTAAGAGCTTGTTCAAAGCACGAAAAGAAGGTTGGTTAATAGGCGAGGCTGATGAGGCTCAGTTAGAGTTTAGAGTTGCAGTTTGGTTTGGAGATGACGCTGCGGGACGAGAGGATATTAAAAATGGTGTGGACGCTCACGCTGATACTGCGAGAATTATAAAAGTAGATAGACAAGAAGCAAAGTCACATACTTTTAAGCCATTGTATGGGGGCACATCAGGAACTAGAAATGAGAGAAAGTATTATAAATTTTTTAGAGAGAAGTTTTCTGGTGTGACCAATGAGCAGGACGCTTGGGTTGACACAGCACTTATTAAAAAGAAGTTAGTTCTTGCCACAGGAATTAAGTTTTACTTTCCTGATATCAAGATGACAAGCTCTGGATACATCGAAGGAAATACAAACGTTCGTAATTATCCAGTACAATACTTAGCCACCGCAGAAATTGTACCTATTGCTTTAGTGTATGCTTGGCATGCAATGAAGAGAGCTAAGTTAGAATCATTTATAATCAACACTATACATGATTCGATTATTGCCGAAATAAACCCAACCGAAAGGAACTTTTTTGCAAACATAATGTCTAAGAGTTTAGAAGATTTCCCCGTAAAATTCATGAAGAAGCTCTATGGCATTGACTTTGACGTTCCTCTAGGTGCGGAACTAAAGACAGGGACGCATTGGGGAAAATGATAATTAGATTAATTAATATTGGAGAAAATATATGACTGTTCAAGTAGCTAATGGTGTTGTAAAAACAATCAGAGTTGGTCGAGGTGTGTCGATTCAACTTGATAACAACGCTTGGTATGGTGCTGGGTTTGACGCTGCAAAGCTTACTTTTGTCGAAGGTAATACTATTCAGTTTACTTACACTGAAAAGGGAGCCTATAAAAATATTGACCTCAAGAGCGTGGAAGTTACAGAGGCATCTACAGCAACATCCAATATGACTCCTGCTCCATCAGCTCCAGCAGCCGTTAAAACTAATGTGTCTGTTGGAAGGGATGACTATTGGAAAAAGAAAGAAGATGAAGATAAAGTTAAGTCAAAAGAAATACGTTACCTAGCTTGCTTGAGCAGAGCTACTGCAACGGTTGACCTCCTAATCAGCCAAGGAGCATTGTCACTAGGCTCAACGGCTAAGAAAAAAGTAGAAGTTGTAGATGGGGCCATAGAGGCATACACACAGAAGTATTACAATGCTTCAGCAGACGCTAGAAACGGTGGCTTAGATGGTAACGCAACTGCTGAGATAGAGCCTGTATATGAGTAGCGAATCTGAGGTAACACCTGTAAATATGATTGCTTCTAGCAAAGACTACTATTTGACGGTGCAAGAAACGGTTGTTACTGGGGAAACACAGTTGGTGTATGCTGTTATTAATAAGATTTATGGGGTAGTAGAAGCAGAAGTTCCTTTTTTAACACAAGCTTTAACAGGCATTAAAGAGATGCAAGAAATTCTAGATAAACACAGAAAAGGTGAGGATGAGGATGATGATCTAGACTCGGAAATGCTTGAGGCTTGTTGTAGGGAGTAATTAATTGTGAAAGCATTGATAGACGGAGATATTTTAGTATACAGATGCGGTTTTGCTGCGGAAAAAAATGACTATAAAACTTCACATGGAAACTTTAGATATAAAAAAGAGATTCCAGAAGGAGCTACTATTCATGAGGTAGAAAGAATAATCGAGCCTGTTGAAAATGCTCTTAACAATGTTAAAACTGTTTTGAGGGAAATAGGTGAAAGAATTTCTGAGAAGTTTAGCGAGGACAGGATTGAATTAGAACTTTATTTGACAGGACATGGCAATTTCAGAGATGAGCTTGCAACAATCAAAGTCTATAAAGGTAATAGAGATAAGAACCACAGACCTCATTGGTATACAGAGATTCAAGATTACATGAAGACCACTTGGAAAGCTGAGACAGTTGATGGAGTGGAAGCTGATGACGTACTGTCTGACTTGCAAACAGATGAAACCTGCATTGTATCTACAGACAAAGATTTAGACCAAGTTCCAGGATGGCATTACAATTGGGTAAAAGCTGACCTTTACTACGTCAGTGTTTCAGAGGCAAGGCATATGCTGTACAAGCAAATACTTACTGGAGATTCTACTGATAACATTGAAGGTATTCCAGGCGTAGGAGAAAAGACAGCTATTAAGATGCTAGAAGGTTCTGATGATTATGAGCAGACGGTTAGGGATGCATATGAGGATTACTTTACTTCTGAAAAAGGCTCTCAAAAATGCGCTCAATACTTGATGACATGGGAAGATATTTTAGCCGAAAACAGAGCGTTAGTAACTCTTGGAACAATATTGACTGACTTCCAACATGGCTATAAATAAAATAAATTAAAGGAGAATAATTGATGCAACTTTTTCAAGACTATGTTCACCAATCTAAGTACGCCAGATATCTAGAGGATGACAAAAGGCGGGAGACTTGGGGTGAGACAGTGAGCAGATACACTGATTATTGGCTTGATAAAGGCTTACTTACAGATGCAGACATTGATGAAGTACATGACTCTATTTTAAAAAAAGAAGTTATGCCATCTATGAGAGCTATGATGACAGCAGGTAAAGCTCTAGACAGAGATCATATTGCAGGTTACAACTGCTCTTACCTACCTATAGACACTCCACGAGCATTTGATGAAGCACTATATATACTATGCTGCGGTACTGGTGTTGGATTTTCAGTTGAGCATAAGTATGTAGATCTACTTCCAGTAGTAGCTGAAGAATTTTATGAAACAGATAGCATAATTACTGTAGCCGATAGCAAGATAGGTTGGGCTAAGGCATATCGTGAAATGATTGCAATGCTTTACTCTGGACAAGTTCCTAAGTGGGATGTATCAAAAGTAAGGAAAAAAGGAGAACGGCTTAAAACGTTTGGTGGTAGAGCTTCTGGCCCTGAGCCTTTAGAATCTTTATTTAATTTTACAATTAACATATTTAAAAACGCAAAGAAACGTAAACTAACAAGTCTAGAGTGTCATGACTTGATGTGTAAAGTAGGAGATATAGTTGTAGTAGGTGGCGTTCGTAGGTCAGCTATGATTAGTTTGTCAGACCTTGAAGACTCTAGCATGAGAACTGCTAAGTTTGGCTTTTGGTGGGAAGAAAACAACCAAAGAAGTTTAGCAAACAACTCTGCAACGTATGAGTGCAAGCCTAGCATGAGTCAATTTATTGATGAGTGGAGAGCACTTTATAACTCTCGTAGTGGAGAGAGAGGAATATTTAACCGAGAAGCTGCAAAACGATTATCTCCCGAAAGAAGAGATACTAACCATGACTTCGGAACTAACCCTTGTAGTGAGATACTTCTACGAAATGCACAACTATGTAATTTATCAGAGGTAATAGTTAGAGAAAATGATACCTTGAAGTCTTTAAAAGAAAAAGTAAAAGTAGCTGCTATATTAGGAACATTACAATCCACTTTGTCTGACTTCAGATACTTGCGTAAGATTTGGAAAACCAACACTGAAGAAGAGCGTCTTTTAGGAGTGTCTTTAACTGGGATATGTGACCATAAAGTGTTAGGTAATCATCAAAACAAAGACCTACCTAAATGGTTAGAGGAGATGAGAGATGTTGCAATCGCTACTAATAAAATTTGGGCAGAAAAACTTGGTATACCTGAATCAACTGCAATTACATGTGTCAAACCTAGTGGCACTGTGTCTAGTCTTTGCAATACTGCTTCTGGAGTTCATACTCGTTTTGACAATTACTACATCAGAACGGTTAGACAAGACAACAAAGACCCATTAACATCATTTATGATTAATAAAGGTGTTCCGTATGAGCCTTGTGTAAGAAAGCCAGAATCTACTACTGTTTTTAGTTTTCCAATGGAAGCTCCCAAAGACTGTAAGACTAGAAATGATTGCAGTGCTTTAGACGACTTAGAGAGGTGGTTGATTTACCAGAAACATTGGTGTGAGCATAAGCCAAGCGTTACCATTAATGTTAGAGAAGACGAGTGGATGGAGGTAGGAGCTTGGGTATATGCCAACTTTGACTATATGTCTGGGGTATCTTTCTTACCATATGACGGAGGAACTTATAAGCAAGCACCCTACCAAGAAATTAATAAAAATAAATATAAAAAGCTATTAAAAGAATTTCCTAAAAGTATAGATTGGAAAGAGTTAGAAGAGGAAGAAGATAATACTACTAGTAGCCAAGAGTTAGCTTGTACTGGTGGGTCGTGTGACGTATGAGCAAAGATCCTAATAGTAGTTACTATGACCAAGGCGGTATTGAAGTTTTAGATATTATAAAAGCTAAACTCACAGCAGAGCAGTATGTGGGATATCTTTTAGGTAACTCTATTAAATACAGTCTTAGGCTTAACTGGAAGGGCAACAAGGCACGAGATGCGGAAAAGGCAGCTATTTACAGCAGATGGTTTAATGATGCTATAAAAGAGCTTACAGATGTACCTATGTCGGAGAGGCGAGTAGGCACTTCACG